CATAGTGTATACGTCAAATACAGAAGCAGCTCAGTTAGCAAATTCATTAGAGAAGGGAGGTAATATAACGTTAATTCCTGCACCCTTGGATAAGGGTGGGTATCCTTCGTCCGATATGTTGCGAACATTGGTTCCAGAGATAGGCATTGCATTGCAAAGGACTGATATGGCCTATTTTCTTTGGAAGTTTCCAAAGCTGTATTATTCTAAGGAAGAGTTGCAGAGATGGGTATGGAATGATAGACCTCCCAACCTGTTGAGAGATGAGGAACAGCCACACCCTCCGTTCCTTCCTGCCTATGAGGTCCCGCCCTTATGGGCCCTCATTTTGCGAAAGCTATCTCGATGGCGAATGGCTTTTGGCTTAATTAATAGAAGGCCTGTTTATGCATCTGCCCGAGCGAACATGTATCCCCTTAAGTACATGCGAGTGGTTCTTCAGCAGAACAAGAAGTCTCATTTGATTAATCGTAAAGGTGAAAAGGTCCTGGAGCATTTGCCTGCGTCTTTGGCCCACCTGTATCGTTTGTTGGGCGTTAAGGACTTTGAGTATATTACTTCCCGGATTGATGTGGAAAACGATTTGAAAGGAATGTACTTAGGGTCAGCAGCAGGACCAAACAAGGGTCAAGTTCGTGAGGTTAGAACCTCTACTTCGAAGATTCATGTCTCTCCGAGTGGTAAGAAATTTGAAATGCACAGTTTTGATTTGGACGTGTTCCTCCGGCTTATACGTGATGGTAGAGATATACCAGTCTATTGGGTGATTACGCCCAAAGATGAGATGTTCTTCACGTTTGACAAGCAATATGCAGATGAGAAATGGCAGAAATTCCAAGACAAGTGTCGAGTTTTTGTCATACCGTCATCGAACTTTGTAATTCTGGAACGTCTTGTCTCAAAGATTCGTATGTTGAAAGAGCGGGGACCCTGTATTCGTATTGGGCATCGGTGGTCTCGTGGGGGTATGGATTCTATTGCTAAGTGTTTGGGAATTTCAATAGCGAACTGCTTTAAGAATATTTTATGTGACGGTGACATTGATAAGTTTGATATGCGTGTAAAAGCTTTTTTTGTTAACCTTTATTATAGTAGTAGCCTGGCTTATGAGATCCCTGGTTCAGAGGATTATGAGATAAAGAAGAAGATTATTAAGCAGATAATAAAGGCCATCACGAGAATTACTCAGTTGTTTGGTGAACTATGGTGCATTCAGAGGGGAGGTGTTCCTTCTGGATGTTACAATACCAGTCACATGGATTCGTGGGTGATGGCGTTGTACTTTTGTCTGTTCTGTGTCTGGCAAATTTTTAATGCTCCTAAGAATCACCAAGCTCAGCTTGAAGAAGAATTTATTAAGATAGTAAAGCTGATAGTCTATGGAGATGACCACGTTTATAATAAGGGTGAGGGTCTTGGATCAACTTATTTTTCTACGACCCTGTTCGCGAAGTTTTTAGACGAAATGTTTGAGGTGGAGTTGCGAGATCATCGTGATGGAGTCCCTTTTTGTTCCACAGAGTTTGAGGGATGGTTGGTAGGTCTGCCAGGAATGGTTTTCTTGAAGCACTATGCAGTAGTTAATAAAAATAAGGGAGAGGGTCAGTCGTCGTTTGTTCCCTTTAGAGAGACGAGAGACTATATCTGTCGAGCAGCGTGGGGTCGTGAACCTAAGGATCG